CTGATCGTTGGATCGTTCAATGCTTCGCGCAAGTCTTTGCCATCTTCGGCAGAGAGTTTGGCAATAATGTCGTCAATCTTTGACGCGCCTCTTAGTTCTTGGGCTTTGATTTCCTGTAGAAACTTTGCCATTAGGTACCCCCTTGAGATGCCAATCGATGTGTCCATCCAACTTAGTCCCAATGTTCGTCACATTTCCACTAAGCACATCAAGAGCATCCACAACCTTTGCGTGGTCTTGCGTGTTCTCCTTACGCATCACCAACATCAGCGTCGTCATAACCCCACCCACAGCCGTGATCAACGCTGCGACAACAATGCCCCAGTCCATCAGGCAACCGGCTTCGGTGGCAGTGTTGCCTCGTAGTCGAGGACGGCTTGGTTTGGTGTTGAATCAGTCCAGCGCAAGTGCCAAGGTTCTGCACCTGGCATGTCAACTACTTCGTGACTGAAGCCGAACCGTTGCTCATTCTCCAACAGCCACGCAAGAACCTTGCCTGAAGCGTTGGCGACATCAACTGCGATGCCCATCATGTGACGTGAACATTTCGCAGGATCATCCACAGGCGACGCAAGTACAGCCATGCCCTTCTTCAGATACCACTTCTTGCCCTCATAGGTTCGAGTCTGTGCGCCTTCAATCGGCTCCACTTGGAACCGTTGCAGGAACCCAGCCTTCTGCTGAGCGATGCTTCGATACGTGTCACCGGCACTAGTCGGTTTCAGATTGATCCCAGCCTCAGCCTTCGCTGCATGCTTCATTGCTTCCCAAGCGCGAGCAGCGCAATGGTGCAACTGACCACCCCCACTGATGGGTCGCAACATCGTGAGCGATACCTGCGAAGGCTTCTTGCCTTTGAGATGTTCGCACCACTTGATCGGGACTACAGGCCAAGGCATCTTGGTCATCGGGTCACTTCTTCTTTGCGCCGAATGCGTCGTTGATTTCATCCATCGTGAGGTTGCCATCGAGCGATGCTTGAGCCAACTTCTGCACAACGGTTGCACAGGCTGCGAACCCAGCCAACACAGCCGACTTCCAGATTTCCAACTCGGGTGCAATAACGGCACTGCCGCCGACGATTGCTAAGGCTGACGATAGGAACACTGCGACGATACGACCTGCGACATCTTGGAACTTCTTCATGACTTATCTTCTTTCTTGTTGAGTGCGCCGATCAAGTGCAGAACTAATGCGCCAACAGTGAGCCAGATCACGACCCGTTGGATAGCCCCAGACAACGTGAGAATGGTGGTGACAGAAGCAGCAATAGTCCACAGCAGTGCATGGAACTCACCCCACAACTTCATCATCGATTCCTTCGGATTGGTGCAGGGGCTGACACCAAGAATACAGCACCCAAGGCGATCAGCGCACGACGAGTCTTGATAGGCACAGTCTGATTCGTCATCGTGTAATCATCAGCGAAACCTTCAAACAGATTCAACACAGCCTCGAACGCTTTACGCACTTTGGTTGGTGCTTCTTGCACAGCAGCCACTAATTCAACAGCCTGCTCCGTTGACAGTTCTTCAACCGCGACCTGCTCAAATACTTGTTCGGCTTCAGCGTTCGTCAACACTTCCAGCACTGCCGGTTCGGATGCAACGGAGACGGCTTGGTCGGTGGTGAGGGCGAAGGCGAGCAGCTCGGTGACGATGGCTTTGACTTCTGCTGGGGTTGCTTGCTCAATGTCTGCTAGGGCTTCGACTACAGCCTCATCGCTGATGGGTGGGAGTGGTGCGTCTTCGGCTGGTTCGCTTGTCTCAGGGGCTTGTGGTGCTTCTGGCAGGGTGTCTGGGGGTGGGGGCATTGTGTCTGGTGGCAAGGGCATTGTGTCTGGTGGGAGTGGGATTGTCGGTATCGTTGCTGGTGGCTCAGGCATCGTGTTTGGTACGGGAGGGAATAATGGTTGTAGTACGTATGGCAGGGTGGGTGGTGGCTCAGGGTTTGTCTCTGGTGGGGCTGGCATTGTTGTGGGTGGTGGAGGCACCGTTTCAGGTGGTGGTGGCTGTGTCGATGTTGTACTTGTTGTTGAAGTTGTGGTCGTCGAAGAAGTAGTTGCTGGTGGTGGTGCCACAGTTTCAGGTGGTGGTGCCTGAGTCGTTGGTGGTGGTGGCATCGTTGCAGGCGGTGGTGCTTTTGTCGTTGTGGTTGAAGTTGTTTGAAGTATCGAAGTGGTCGATGGGGTTGTAGCAGGAACAGTTGTTGGTGCGACAGTCGTAGAAGTTGTCGTGGTACTGGTAGTCCATGTTGTTGTTGTCTCCGGAATCGTGGTGTCAGGGATAGTGGTATCTGGAATCGTGGTGTCAGGAATCGTCGTGTCAACTGGTTGCTGGTAGTCGGTGGTGAATGCCTCATCAGGGACTATTGCGAAACCTTCATTGTCAATGTTCCAAGCCAACATCAGGCAGGACGAACCGCCGTTCTCATACATCCAAAGGTCAAGCGGTTGACTGCCTGCAACAATGTCTATCTCCCCAGACTCCATCCAAGTGCAACCCTGATCGTTCCAGTCGCCCCACTCATTCCCACCAATGTTGATTCGGCCACCATCATCGGTTGCCAACCAAAACTCAATCGTGTCATGCACAGGGATCGTGATGAAGCCTGTCATGTGAACCATGAACAAGTCGCCTGTGCAATCCAAGTACGGCTCACCGTCATACGAACGATTGATGTTGTTCTCCACCTCAGAACCACACAACGGATATTCACTGTCAGACATGACAGGAGGAACGACATCAATCGTGTAGTACGACGTGGACAACCCTGGTGCCGGATCAGCTGACGCTGACGGAATGAAACTAAAGATCGAGGCTAGAAGCGCAGGAGCAACAATCAGCCAACGACTAGCCCAGAAGTGCTGCGACCTCATCGGCTGTCAAACCTAACTTTGTGATAACGGCTTGTCGTGCTGTGGCTTTGTCGGCTGCGGATTCGTCTTGTGCTTTGGCTTCGTCTTGTGCAAGTTTTTGCCATGCTTCGTGTGCTGTTTGTTCTGCTTCGGTCATGTCGCGTTCTACGCCGTTATCGTTGGTTTTCATTACTACACCGCCTTGCTGTAACCGTAAATTGTGTAACTGCCTGTAGTTGTTCCTGATGCAACCAACAATTTTATGCCGTCAAATTGTGTGCTTGCAGACTGGTTGCCAAAATACTGAATAACCCAAGGTGCTGTATATGCGCTTGCGTTTCTTGTATTCACTGCTTGATAAACAGTTGGCTCTGCAAGTTGCGGGCCGCTAAGTTCCAATGTCGTCAAACTCCAAAATGCGCCAGGGTCTTTTCCAACAAACGCCGAAGTTTGCGAAGCACTACGCGCCCCAGCAAGTGATGTGCTGTCTGCTTGCATACTTTGATAGTTGTAACCTGTTGCGGTGTCCACTGTTGCCGCACGCAACTGCATAGCCAGTTCAGCCGATGTGCTGGTTTGGTATCTGATAACAATGCGATAATTGGTGTAAGTACTAGTAAAAACGTTGTCAGCGGTAACGCTTGCAACCGCGCTAAACGCTGTTTCGGCTTTCACACAAACTAAACCGCTAGGTGTTGCAGGCCCGACAGTAGCCCAAGCTGCGCCCGTGTAATACTGCACGACATCGGAATCTTCCAAGTAACAAAGTTGACCTTCTGCCAATGTCTTCTCGCCTGCACCACCGAATGCTGCATCACGTGTTGCTGTACCACTGAACACTGGTGGAGCATTAGTCAGCAAGTTAGTATTTGCAGCAGTTAGCACATCTCCAATAGTGAACTTTGGTACTGAAGTTTGTGCGTTGATTCCCATGATGCTCCTATTGTAGTGCGTAGTCGGTGTCGTCGAGGGCTGAGGTGTCCAGGATGAATGGTAGTACAAGTTGGACTTGACCCAACCCGATAGTGACCGTGTGGCGTGACGGGTTGATGCTGTGGCGGATGGATTCGACAACCACGTTCTGTGTCACGGTTGCAGGTGTACCAACCGAGAATGTTTTGGAAACCTCAAGGATGTCACCAATCTCAAGTCCTGCCATCGTTTGCTGTTGTGCTGTAGTCAACGCATTCAACAACACATTCATCTCCGAGAACCTGACCACAGGTTCCTGAAATCGTGTCAACAACGACAACGCCAAGGCTGACCCAGCAGCATCCGTATCCAACGGAACCCCAGTCAACGACAACGCCTTGATCCCATACTCAGCCTGCGACGCAGTACCAGACGCAACACTCGAAGCCGTGCCACCATCAATCTGCACGGCCACACGATTCAACACCGTTTCAGCCCCATACACATTTGACAAAGACTGAATCGGCACACCAGCCGTACCACCAAACGAAGCCACAGCCGTACCAAACGACACAGCAATCCGAGCATCAAAATTGAGATTCCCAGAACGATCAACAAACAAACGCCCACCCTCAGCCGTCGCCACATCCTGCAACGCCGTCAACACATTCGTCGCATCCTCATACGCAACCGTTCCACACGTCGCAATCCCAGTCTCAATACTTCTGGTCGCAGTTGAGAACGCCACCTCTGGTCGATCCAAGATCGCTGACACACGCGCAGAGGTGAGTTGTGAAGATGGGTTGAATGCGGTCAGCACAGTTTCACCAAGTTGCCCAAGCCCATCAGTAGCAACAATCGTTGCAGTGGACAGGTTCGGTTCCTCATAGTCCATGTTCAAGTCGTACACGAATCCTGTGAACATTGCTGTGGTTCCGGCTGTACCGCCGTACACCTGGAACTTGCGACGTG